ATTTTGCCATGGGCATCCAGCGCGTAGACTGCTTCACCCACTGGTTCAGGTGGAGCTGACGGAACGTGTTCTCGTCCACGGGGCTGTTCATCGCCTTCACAAACTCAATCCGCAGCGCGTCCTCTGTGAAGGTCTGACCCAGCGAAGGGTTGGCCTTCTTCCAGACTCCCGGGTCCATCCAGTCGTCGTCATCCCCGGCGAACCACAGCGCACCGTGGAAGCTGGGGTCGATCTTCCTACCGGAGAGCACGTCCAGCGCGTACTGGTGGATCTCCCAGCAGAGGCTGGTCCTATCGTTCCCCGCCGTCGTGATCGCGAACACGAGCGGCTGGGCGCGGGAGATGCCGGACCCCTTGGTCATGACGTCCCACAGGTCGCGGTTCGGCTGGGCATGCAGCTCGTCGAAGATGACGGCGCTCGCGTTGAACCCGTGCTTCGAGTACGCTTCTGCCGACAGCACCTGGTAGAACGAGCCGGTCTCCTTGTATACGAGGCGCTTGGTCGCCAGCAGCGGCTTGATCCGGTTGCGAAGCGTAGTGTCCAAGGCAACCATGTCGACCGCGACGTCGAACACGAGCGACGCCTGCTGGCGGTCCGATGCGCACCCGTAGACCTCCGCCCGCTGCTCGCCATCGGCGCACAGCTGCTTCAGGGCGATCGCCGCGGCAAGTTCCGACTTGCCGGACTTCTTCGGCGTCTCCACATACACTGTCCGGTACTGCCGATTGCCAGTAGGGAGGACCGTGCCGTAGACGGTCCGGATCAGCTCCAGTTGCCAGGGCAGGAGCATGAACGGCTGCGCATGGAACGTGCCCTTCGTGTGCCGCAGCATCTGGATGAACTGGACCGCGCGGTCCGCCTTCCTCTCGTCGAACATGAGGTCTCGATATCTCCTTTGCAAATCACACACAACGTCCGCATATTGGTTGACAATGTAGTTCATCGAATTTACAATGAAGCCAGAGGTGAGAGATATGGCACACAAGACCAGCGTGAACATCCGTATGGACGAGGACCTGAAGAGGCAGGCGAACGAACTGTTCGCATCCCTCAGCATGGACTTGTCGACTGCGGTCAATATCTTCGTTCGTCAGGCAGTCGATCTCGGCGGTCTGCCCTTCGAGGTCGTCAAGCGCGACCCGTTCTACAGTGTTGCGAACCAGGCGGCTCTGCAGCGCTCTCTCGATCAGTACAAGGCCGGCAAGGTCCAGGTCCACGACCTGATCGATGTTGATGGATAGGGCCTTCACGGAAGAGGCCTGGGAAGACTACCTGTACTGGACGACCCAGGACAAGAAGACCTGGAAGAAACTGAACGACCTCATCAAAGACTGTTGTCGGAGTCCATTTGAGGGGATCGGTCATCCGGAACCCTTGAAGGGCGACTATACCGGATGGTGGAGTCGAAAGATCGACGAGAAGAATCGGCTGATCTACCGTGTCGAGGACAGTCGGCTCGTCATACTGCAATGCCGGACTCATTACGGCGACAGGTGATCGTCGATTTATCCTTGATTTCACACCCCGTTTGATTCTTGATTGATTTTGATTCTTTGATTATTTTGTGACCCATTCATAGAGCGGGGTGATCCGTTCTGCCCCGCGCTGGCATACGATGTCGTCCACCTTGTCCGCGGTCGCCATGTACCGCTTGACGATGACGTCTGAGATGCATGTATAATCGGATCCATGGAGACCTTCCTTTTGATTCGGGTCCTATTAGTAGTGATAGCGGCCACTGCACTGGTCTTGCTGCCTATTACGTCTGTCGGAGAAGAAGCTGTTTTTCCCGATATTGAAGATATCGTCGATGATGGGGAGCATACTCATGACGAGAAGCTGGGTCGACGTGCCCGCAGGAGGCTGCGTGAGCTACCGCACTTCAAACGATCCATCATCGGTAGGCTTCCTTCGTGAAATGCTGCATCGTCCTTAAGACTTCGTCCGTGGGTTCTCGATCATCGGGCATCTTTCAGGTCGTTACTTCTTCGTTTGATTATTTCGTGACCCATTCGTAGGGCGGCGTGATTCGTTCAGCCCCGCGCTGGCAGATGATATCGTCCACCTTGTCCGCGGTCGCCATGTACCGCTTCACGATCACATCGCAGTACTTGGGGTCGAGCTCCATCATGTAGCAGGTGCGGTCCAGCTGGTGGCAGGCGATCATCGTCGACCCGCTCCCGCCGAACAGGTCCGATATGATGATGTGATTGACGAATTTGGACGAGTATCGGCGGGAACTTTCTGAGAAATTCGACATTCATGAGTTGAATAGGATAAAACCACTCGGAATTGTAACATATGAATAAACCCCTCCGATTCACCCATGGTACATTCACGCGGTACAGGCATATCGGATCATCAGGAGGAAAGAATAAAATGAAATCGAGACTCGCATTTCTAGTCACGGCCATCCTATTCACTTCGGTCCTACTCGCCAGCTGCGCCCCCGCCGCCACGCCTACCCCGGACGCCGTCGGATCGGCTTCCATCGTCGACAATGCCGCGGCCTTCGAGAAGGCCATTGCCGCTGACGGCACCTGGATCATCGCCATCACCAAGGACCTCTCGATCGACAAGGACCTGGTCCTCGTCGGCGACTTCAAGAACGGGAAGAAGGATGCTGACGGGAAGGAATTGTACCAGCGCAAGGTCGCGCTTTATACCCAGGACGCCGATCGCAACATCACTGCACGATTCACCCTGACCGTGAAGAGTCTGACCGTGAAGAGTATCGTAGGTAGCATCCAGCATGGGACGCTCAAGGGCGACCTCTATGTGGACGTCAAGGGATTCCAGCTGATCGACGCAAAGGTCGACGGGAATGTCTACTTCAAGAGCGACGAGATCAAGGCGTCCTTTGTCATGGATGACAAGAGCAGCGTCACGGGGGTCCAGGAAGTCAAAGCTTCGTAACGGAGAACAAGGACACATGCACTGGGGGGACGCTTTTGCGCCCCCCTTCTGATATCCGATAACTTCAGGTCGTGACCCAGTCATAAGGTGGGGTAATCCGTTCAGCCCCGCGCTGGCAGACGATGTCGTCCACCTTGTCCGCGGTCGCCATGTACCGCTTGACGATCACATCGCAGTACTTGGAGTCCAATTCCATCATGTAGCAGGTGCGGTCCAGCTGGTGGCAGGCGATCATCGTCGACCCGCTCCCGCCGAACAGGTCCAGGACGACATCGCCCCGGAGGGACGAGTTTCCGATCGCGTTCGCGCAGAGCGGGATGGGCTTCATGGTCGGATGCAGCTTCGAGTCCCTAGGCCGGTCGAACTCCCACAGTTCCACCTGGCGGCGGTCGGCGACGTAGGTGCTGCGGCCGAACCAGCCGTAGAAGCAGGGCTCGTAGATCCGCTGGTACTTCGCAGGCGACAGCACCAGCTGCTGCTTCTTCCAGATGATCGTCGCGGACCAGTGCGCGCCGCCGTCGATCAGGGTCAGGCGCTGTCGCATCCCGTCCGGGCCGGAGGCGCCCCAGACGTAGATGTCACCGTCGCAGTTCTCCCGCAGCCGCTCCCCCATGGCGTGGCAGAACGTCTCCCACTCGTCCTTCGTCTGGTGGTCGTTCTCGATCTTGCGGATCTTCCACCGCACGTTCATCTTGTTCGCGCCGTAGTCCACGTTGTACGGCGGGTCCGTGAAGACCATGTTCGCCTTCACGCCGTTCATCAGGATGGCGACCTCGTCCGCCTTGAGGCTATCGCCGCAGACCAGCCGGTGCCGGCCAAGCGTCCAAACGTCCCCGCGCTGCGTGAGCGGGGTCTCGATCTTCTCGGTCTCAGAGTCCGGGTCGAACCCGTCGTCATGCGCGTCGTCCGCGGAGTCCGTCCAGAGCGCGGCGAGCTCGGCCTTGTCGAACCCGGTGATCGTCACATCGAACGTGTCCAGCGCCGACAGGTCGAGCATCAGGTCCTGGAGCAGCGGCATGTCCCACGCGCCGGAGATCTTGTTCAGGGCGACGTTCAAGGCCTTCTCCTCGGACTCGGTCAAGTCGACCACGACGCATTCCACATGCGTCTCGCCTAGCTCCTGCAGCACCTTCAACCGCTGGTGCCCGCCGACCACATTGCCCGTGCGCTGGTTCCACACGATGGGCTCCACGTTCCCGAACGTGGTGATCGAGCGCTTCAGCTTCTCGTACTCCGGGTCTCCCGGCTTCAGGTCCTTGCGGGGGTTGTACGTCGCCGGGTGCAGGTCGGCGAGCGGCAGGCTCCGGATCTCCATCCCTTAGTCATCCCTTCATCGAAAGCAGCCGGCTCATGGCGTCGGCGTGCGGCGTGGGCTTGAACTCCTCGGTGCAGTTGCTCTTCACGATCTCGTGGATCCGGCCCCAGGCGGTATCGGCCGCCTTGAGGTACTGGACCGAGATGTCGATGTACGGCGATGGGCAGGGAAGACCGGTCTTCGGATGCTTCGCCAGCAGGCCGAACCGCGCGATGAACGCTTCGCACTCCAGCCAGCGCGCCTTGCACTGCGCGTACTCCTCGATGTGTGCGGGCAGGATCTGGTCCAGGCACCCGGTATCGGCGAGCCAGTCCACGGTGCGCGAGAAGATCTCGCGCCCGGTCATGGACAGGTACTCCGGCGGCTCGGGCACGCCCCGCATCCTCTGCGCCTTGTTCAGTTGGACCACCTTCAATGGCCGCCTGCCGGGGTTCCCATCCAGCAGATTCTCCGCCAGCGACTTGCGTGGCCGGCCGGACCCCGGCCGTTTCCCGCCCGATGCCATGCGTATCAGTCCTCTCCCTATCGTTTTTCGCTTTGGTTTCGCGACTTTTTGCGCGTTGCTGCGCGCCCGGCTATCTAATTGGGGGTGCAGAGAGTCGAATGGGCCCTAGGACCGTAACATCTGTAAAATTGCGCCTTTTCTCGTTGTCGCTCAGCGCGTGTATGTCCTGCGCTTCCAGCGGTCCTTGCCGTGGATCGCCTCATGATGTGGCTGGCACAGAGCACGCAGGT